TCAATAATTTCAATTTCATTAACTTCTCCACCAGATGGATCTATGTCACCAGCAACATCAACTTCTCTTTCTGTTCCTAAATCCATGTTTAACATAGAAGGCATAGAAGAACGTGAAATTGGTGTAACAGAAGTAACTTTTGTATCAATATTATTTTTTTCAGTATTAGATTTAGATATTATTGGTGATGATGTAAGGGGTCTTCCAATTGGAGTCTTATCAATGGGAGAATATGGTTTCCCATATCTGTTGTCATGTTTTGTTTCAATTTTTTCTAAAATACCCCTTAATCTTGCTTCTTCGGATTTACCAAGAGCATTTAAAGTTTTACTTCCACCTCTATTTGTCTTTTTTGCAAGATAGATATCATTATTTTTTAAATTATTAATCGCATTTTTAATTGGTTTCATTTCTGCTTCTCTTTCTTCCGCAATTTTTTTTCTTTCTTCTTCCTCTTTTTGGAATTTTAAATATGCTGCTTTCTGCTCTTCGGTTCCATATTTCATTACGTCACCATCTTTTTTTCTTGATCCTTTACCAATATTAACTTGTCCTCTTAAATTTACACCTGTTTTTAACAGTTCTTCTGCATTTTCAGTTCTTTGTGCAGCACCTTCCTCACCACCAAACATTGCTCCTCTGGCTTTATCTATCAAGAATTTACCAGCTTTGTATATCAACACACCCGCAGCAATCGCAGCAATCGCTTTAAGTGCGAGTGGACTTGCTAGAATTCCAATCACAGTTCCAACAGTTTTTACAATACCAATAATTGATCCTAAAACTTTAAGACCAATAAGTCCAGCACCAATTCCCAATACCCATTTCCATTTACTTGCGATAAACTTAAAGAAATTACTTAGTTTTTCTCGATTTTTTTCATCCTTTAACCAATCAAATGCGTTATTTGCTAAGACACCAAAACCAATAAATTTTAATGATTCGGCAATGCCTGAAAAAATGTTTCCAATTGGAGCAGTTACTTTAGACACTCCTTGATTAATACTTTGTCCTACTTTTTCTCCAACCTTTTTAACATTCTCTAATTTAGATTCTGATTCATCTTGTTTTTCTTTTGATTTATCCTTTCTTAAATTTTCATTTTCTTCTTTCTCTTGAGAAATTCGATAGTCATAATCTTTCTCTATTATCTTTCCAATCTCTTCAATTGTTTTATTAGTTTCCTCTAGTGGATCTTCTTTTCCACCATAACTATCTTTAGTTTGTAATATATTTTTTAATAATGTAATTTTCTTTGAGTTGATAGCAATTTTCTCTTTAAGATTTGCCATCATCTTAAATACGTTTTTAAATTTTTTTCTTTCTTCTTTTAAATCAATTTCTGCATTAATTTGTCCTAATGGTTTTGCATCACTTCTCCTCTTTCTTTTTTTTAAACCTTCTGGTGGTATAATAGTTCCACCTCTACCAGAGGGTCTTGGAATAAATCTAGAACCAGGAGCCATTTTTGGCACAATACTTCCACCACCACTAAATGGAGATTTCATATTTGTCACATTCAATTTTGGTCTGCCACTCATGGCAGTCATTTTATTACTAAAATTTTCATATACTGGAGATGTCTCATCCATTGTTTTGCTGTGCCTTTAAGTTTTCCTCTTCAACATGTTGTCGTAATAAAGTAAGATACACTTCCCTTTCCCAAGGAATCATATTTTCAATCTCTGTCAATGAATATTTATGATGCTGCATCAACGCAAAATTGATTTTAAAGTATGACTCAAGGTCAGTATGAGCCATACTTAGGTGAAAAAAGCAGCTAAACCCTCCAATACAACATCTGATTCAACTTTTGTTTTTGGATTATTGACCTTTACAGTATGAGATAACTTAGGCATTGTATCGAAAAACTTTTCAACTTCTTTGAATTGTTTAGTATTCAATTGCTCTATAAATTCCTCTAGTTCTTCTGTTGTAGAATCATTCGCATCCCAACTTTCTTCATTATCATAAATCATCTCAATACATGAAGTAATCATGCTTAGTGATTTTGATACATCACTTGTATCACTACCAACTTCAAAATTATTTTCAACAAATTTACTTAATTCAGGATACTTAAGTTTCATTGAATATTGATCATCCAATTTAATAATATTCTGATGGTTCTTTGTTTTCTTAACTTTAATCGCATCAATTGGAATTTCCATCTCAACAGATGTTTCTCCATCATCAGGACAAGTTATATTGACATCAACTGTTTCACCTACAGATTTCGCACGAACATTTAGGAACAAATATTCAATGTCAAAGGTCGCCAATTTTGTAATCTCAACTCCTTTTGTCATTACACATGCGTTTAGTATTTCAACAATCGCATCAGTAATTTGTTTCATATCCTGAGATTCTAATGCGATAATTAGAATCTTTTCTTCCCGAACAAGAAAAGGACGATATTTAATTTTCTTACTATTGGACGGTAACACCAACTCATATGTCGGTGTATTAATTTTTGGTAAAGGCATAATAATCCTATTACAATTCAGTAAATCTATTTAGGGGGTTAAAAAATGTTTGATATTGAACCAAATAAAGCATCAAAAAGTGAATTATATTCTGGTTCATTAATTCTTTTCATTATATATCTGTCATAGTTAAAACTTACAGATACTTTTAACAATTCAGCTTCTCCATACGTAACTGGTATTGGAGTAACTGACTTTGGAAATGCGTTCATAAATTGATATTGTATCTCTCGATCATAGTTTCTTTCGAACTTTGTAATTGACATTGTATCAACTTTATAATCATCAGGATATTTCATTCTTCGATAATATGGTTTAACACGATCAGTTACACCTTGTCTTTCGGATCCACTTGAAATATAATCCATCCAACCTTCAAAAAATCTCAACATTGTATAATTATTATCAACATAGAAAGTAAAATCAATATCAGTATACAAACGAGTATGTGCGAACTCTTGTGGAATTCCCATAAAATTATCCTTCACTTCTGCTGTCGCAAATGCGGATGCTGGTAAAGATGCATCACTACAAAGAAGTCCAGAGGTTCTTGATATAAATTCATCAATATCATTAAATCCAGTTGATCTCTCAAGATATCTCATGATCGTGGATTTTAATGAAGAAAAATTCACAATATAATGATTATTAAACGCAATGTTACCAAACGTTTGTTTGGCCTGTGTCATCGTAATTTTTTTTGCAAAGGATTCTGCCACTCTAAATACCTTATATAAATTATTGTATTATTATCTATTTAGATGTCATACAAAGGTAAATATAAACCGAGATGTCCTTACAAGTATAAAGGTGATCCAACAAACATTATCTATCGGTCTTTGTGGGAGTTGAAATTCATGAAATATTGTGATACAACACCATCAATATTAAAATGGTCATCTGAGGAAATCGCAATTCCATATAAGTCTCCAGTTGATAACCGTGTTAATCGTTATTTTCCAGATTTTTATGTAAAGGTGAGGGAGAGTAGTGGAAAAATAGTTCATAAATTAATTGAAGTGAAACCGTCTAAACAAACCGTACCTCCAAAAAAACCTAAAAGACAAACCAAGGGATACATTTATGAAGTGTATGAATATGCGAAGAATATGGCAAAATGGAAAGCTGGTGATGAATTTTGTAAAGATCGATTATGGACATTTCAAGTATTAACAGAACACGAATTAGGAATTAAATGAGTCGTATCAACACAATAAGAGATAAATTAATCGGAATCGAAGATCCTGATGATTTAATGGTTCAAATTTTAGAAGTTTTATCAAGCACAGCAACAATTCCTGATGTTGGTAGCATATATACTTTTGTCTATGCACCAAAAACACCAAATCTTCAATATGATGCTCACCCTTTAGTTGCAGTAAGTGATATATTTCAATGGGGTTTTCGAGGAATTAATTTTCATTGGGGTCAAAGTAGACAATATACATGGCAAGAAGTAGTCGGATCTCTACACATCGTTAATTCTGATGAGTTACAAGATCTTATTTCAATACCTTATGGTAAAATCGAACTAAATAATTAAAAAATTTTCAGTAAGGCTAATAAATGCTCAACTTTTTAAAAAATTTATCTCAAGGTGGTGGTAGTGGTAGTAATATACTAAGATATCCTTATGAAGCACTTTCTTCTGCTACTGACTATCTTCAGATTGATATCTTAGAGTATGTTCCTGTGGCAAAAAATAGTCAGAATATAAGTGGTACTAGTAGTTTAATAAGTGATCCTGGAAGTCGAAGAAATAGTTTAAATAACCGAGTTGGATATAGATCAATTGGTGGACTAACAAATCGTGTATTAAAAGACAGTGGAACAATTTTACTTCAAATTCCGTCACAAGTTCAAGATGGTAATAGTGCTAATTATGGTGACAGTAAAATGAATGGAGTTGTAGCTGCTGCTGCAGGAGCCGCAGGATCCATAATCAAAGGCATAGAACTCGATAATATTAAAGGATCAGTTAATAAAGTTGGTGGTGAACTTAAAGGCACAGCTGAAAAAGCAATGGAAAGTGCTGGTGGTGGATCTGGAATTCAAGATATCGCAACTAAATATTTTACTTCAGCAGCT